CAGAGACAGAATTGTAAATCATTCCTGGCTCTGCACCTTCGACATACTTACCATCACGTTTATTAACTTCTGGTGAAAGCTGTCCAAGGATTTTAAGAAAAGGCAGGGCTAAGTCTTCTTGACTTATGTTACCCAAACCTTTTGCTGCATCATCCTCAAATATATTTGATGGAAGACCTGCAGTCTTTTTCTCTGCTACTTGGTTCATGTTTATTTGCTCCTTGTTACTTTGGTCCTGTTTCCTGAGAACACATTAAAAAGATCAGAGGGAATCTCTTGTCCAGACTCGAGACGCTCTCTGACCAATGCTTTAAGTGTCATAGGTTCAACCTTCAATTTCTGGACAGGATCGAACCCTTGACCTTGCGCAAGGACAGCGTATTGCTGTGCCTTGTTATCTTCGTTACGACCAAAGGAAACTGTAATCTCATTTTTAATAAGATCACCCAGGCCGTTTTCTCGAAGCCATGTATAGGCTGCTTCTTTATTAGCTACTGTA